TGCCAAAAATTCTTAAAAAGCACTAAGGCCACATCAAATGCCATAGTTATGCCTGCTCTCCAATCTTGCTTTAAGTAATAAACCCAATCCATGAAAGCATTTTTAGCAAGTCCCACATAACGAACAGCGGTCTCAGCAAATTGACCTATTCTTTCTTGATTCCTTTCTGCCCACTCTTTTACTGCTTTTGCAGAATTTTTTATTCCTGGTATAAAAGCAGCACCAATTTTTTCAGCGACATCACCAAGAGCATTCCACATCTGGCGTAACGCACCGCTCGCTGTATCAACGTCTCTTGCCATACCACCAAATTGTGATTCAAGTTCTCTAAGAATAATTGCTTGTGCTCCTGCAACATCTCCAGTTTTTACTAGCCTTTCTATCATTTCTTTTTGAACTTCAGTAAATTGAACCCCTACTCTGCTCAATGCGGTTATTCCAAGAATTGGATCATTAAGAGCTTTGCCAAGCCGAATCGAAGCTGCTGTAAGATCTACAGCCCTACCAGACACAGCGGCTTCTGCTGTAGCCATATCAAGAGCAGCCTCAGTCGCTCTCTTAAATTCATCTCCTTTTATATTCTTGAAAGTCAATAACATTGTTTGCATTGCTGTTATTGTTTCATCACCAAACCTTGTAACACTTTGTAAAGCCGAAGCTTGTTCTAACAATTGAGTTTTAGTAAAACCAGCCGCATAACCCGTTGCTTTGAGAGTAATTTCTAATCTTTTTTCAACATCTTCTTGCTTCATTGCTGCTCTGATCATAAGAGCAAGAGCACCAGCTACAGCCAAGGCACCATATTTTGCGACACGCACCATCTTGTCAAAAGCAGCCTTAAAAGAAGTAGCCATTTTCTTGAAAGAAGTTTTGATTCTATCTACAGTTTTTGTGACCACACTTTTGATTTTGGCAAGTTGTGCAGGTAATTTGCTGTCATCAACTTTTATACCAACACTGGCTGTAAGAAAATTCATTCTCTTATCCTCATTAATTCTTCCTCAATCCGATGGCAACATAACATTTGTTCAAAGAGCTTCTTGACATCGTCATTAGTAGCATACAATTTAATAGTATCTAACACTGCACCATAATCAAGTCCAATTATCTCGCCCATAGGTGCCAGTTTTATCTGGTTCCTAACAAGCAAGTACATGTCCCAAACTTCAGTATTTGCTTCATCCAATTCTACGTAGCACCGTTCACACGGTGGCTCTGTACCGTCAGCGTCGTTAAGCCTGATGCATTCCTCGCAGCCACCGAAGACAGCTATTCGGCACTGCCATTCGATGAACTCTCTAAGTTTTTTGCTTGTGAGGACCTCAACGACTCGTTGGTCTCAGCGAGCTCTTCAAACCAGTCAACAAGTACCTTCACAAAGTCTGTGACTTTCATCATTTTGACTTTGTTCTCGGCAGTACAAGCAAGCTCCTGGCCATCGAGGTACACTTCCTTCCAATCAACGATACAGAAGTCCCATCTGAGCTTGTCAACCAACTTCTCATCCGTCGTTGCATCGTCATAACGTCTACCGGTGCCACGTTCGAACTTCATTTTGTGCTTGACAGTGAGTTTTTCAATTTGTCGGTGCTCGTCAGTTGTCAACTCATGGAGCTGCACACCGCCCTGTGCCTCGTCATCATTGAAATAAAACCACTTTCCAAGGCTTTCAGATTTGAACTTTGGCATTTTGTTCTCCTATTCAATTGTCACTTACGCCGCCGGTGTGGTAAATGACTTATCCTTACCGTACTTCTTCGACGTATCTTCAAGTACTGCAACTGCTCTGAAGTGATAAAGCGTGTCTATCTCCAAGGTGTGTGCAGTTTCTTCGTCAAACATTTGAGGTGTGGCGTCCATCTCCTGTAAAGCCGTTGTGGTACCATAAGAAATAGTCTTGCCATACTCAAATTGAACCTTCGGCCAAACAGTTGTCTCTTCACCAGCACATACTAGTTCACCAATCAGTGTTGCATAACAAGTATCACCGGCACCATAGGTAACATCAATCGAACCAGTGGTAACAACTGCTACCTCAGTTGTATCACCAACCTGTTTTAATACACCACTCATTAGCATCGTGATGCTGATTGTGCCGATACCACTCTTGTCATCACCAACGTTACGACAATTGGTAACCGTTGCGTACGATGCAGGTGTTGTGGTGTCATCTGGTGTCAAGTAAATGTTATTGTCCTTGTCAGTGTACAACTTCAGGTCGGTTATCTGGTCACCGCCTGCAAATTTGGTCGCAAGCAACTGCTGGCCGGCATCACTATCCAGTTTGTAGTGACCGGTAATAGTGATAATACCGCCCCGAATTTGTAGAGGCACATCTGTGATGATCTCATCACCAAGCTCATCAACCGGCGACATCTGGCGTTCGCCGCCTGCATGCATCCAAGTCGCTGCGGCAATCTTCTGTGCGCCAATGTACACATCGCCTTTATATCCTGCCTTTGGAACTGTCATATTAGGTCTCCTTTTGAATTAAAATACTATAAGTAACGTTATACTGCCAAACTTTTTCTAGGCGTGTAAGATTGGCAGACTCCCTTACAAGCGAAATCGTTTCATAATCATCAACACTTAAATCGTAATGGTCAAACGCTTCCTTCAATGCTTCAAATGCAGCACAAACTTTTGTTGCAAGAACTTCATCGCTAAACAAGTTGAATTGCACCAAACAATTTTCCCAATCTTCACCAAATCCACCCCCGTCAGCTACATCACTAGGAAGTGAAAAAACACCGTAAGAAAAGACTGCCTCTGCCGGAGCTTCTGTATTATAAAGCTCTGTCAATTCACTAACTAATGGCGTTGCTTTGAACCTATTCCATATTGCTTCGAACAAAGTTTTCATTTTGCACTAAAGATCCTTTTGATTTTTGGCATATTATCATGCAAAGCTCGACGCAGAGGAGCACGAGCAGTCATCTTGACTGTACCCATTTCAATGTAGGGAAAGTATTCAACGTTACTACCAACCTTAGCAGATTTCCCATCAGGTGCCATTTCATGTGTGATACTACGCCTTGCAGTACCAGTCTTGACTGGGCAATAACCCGGCTGCTTCGCTGTGCGTTCGACAAGCAGAGTCGCCTGTTCAAGTCTCTGCTTAATCAACCTGTCAGCTTCATTCAAAATATCGTTAGTGTTATCCTTTATCATTTTTCTTTAATAGCTTTCTCAGAAGCTCTTCCGTTTCGTTTTTCAATCGGCTGAAGGTCTTTTCAAGTTTATTCTGAACACTCATCAATTTGACCGTTCGGTTAGTCAAGCTTTCAAATTTTTTCTCATCTGCTTTACTCATTTTATTATCCTTAAATCCAACACTAAAAATCTATTGGATTCATCAGTGTTATTAACATCTACTATTTGATAAGTTTTGCTTTTGTACTGCACTCGGTCTTTGTTTGTTATATCAACCACCCTACAAAATAACTTTCCGTCTCTAAAATAAGTATCCTTAGCAAAAAATATCTTTTCCGAGCCACGCTTCCAGTTAATCCTGCAAGGCAGATTATTATGTAAAACGTTCTTGGCCTCCGTCTGACCCATAGCAGAGGCAGTCTTAGTAATTCTGAGAATATTGACTTTTGAATTAAATAAACTTGTAAGGCTCATACTACACCCATCATTGGTTTTTTTCGAATATAACTTTTGATAAGCCTATCAATTTCATCAATTCCAACGGAATTTCTAGCATTTACATTGTTGGCTAACGTGTATGCATAATCTCCCAATTTTTCAGATTTCAAATCACCACTAAAGGGAGTATATAATGTTTCATCATTTTCATAACGACAAAGCATTATAGCTGCTTGTTTAATCGCAGCAGGACAAGCTGTCCAACCGTAGGTGCCTGTAATTTTGATATTGCCCATTCCCTTTGGGAACAATATTCGCTTATACTTCAACCGTAGCATCAATTCAGCAGTTTCTCCACCTCCAGGCAACGCTTCTGGATCAAGGTAGACAGAGTTGACATCGAAAGTATACCAAGAGGCGGTTAACACCACACCTGAAATTTTTATTTCAGTTACAGTAAGAATATCAGGTATCAGACCAAGAAACAATTTGTCTTTACCATTGCCGTCTTGAAAAAGAACAAAAGTTTTGGAATAGAAATAATCTCGAGTAATTCTTTCGATAAGCTGCTCGGCACGGTCAACAATTTCTTTTTTGATAACATCAGACATGCCTGCTGGCCAGTTGTCTATGTCACTGCCTACTACATAATTACCCACAACAGCAGGGGAAACTGCTGGCGTTCCTGTTCCTGATCCTGTTGCCATTAGCTTATAACCTCCGTATCCGGATTATCAAAATCCCAACCAGATTTCTGCCTCCAAACATAAACAGTTCCTGCATCAAGGTAAAAAACGACTTGTCCATTCTGGTCAGTTTTGCCAGAAGCGATAACAATTGCTCCGCTTACATCAGTAGTTACCCAAACATCTGCATCTGGTATCGGAAGAAATGGGTCAACTGAACTGGTTAAAGTGTAAGTAAATGTGATCGCTCCAGAACCTACAAAAACAGTTTTGCATTGGATTTCTTCTTTGACAGGAATGTGTAAATCACCGCTTTCCTTTGCATATAATCTATATCGAGTATTTATTGTCCAAGCTGCTGAAGCTAAAGTTATCCACCAATCTCCATCTGCTTTGTGTGTTCCTACACCAGCAATAGCTTCTGCAACTTGCCAAGTGTTGTCACTACCTTTAAACCATTTACCAATGTTTGTACCATCTAAAGCAATAAGATAGAAGTTAACTGACCCAGATGTTATTGGATTGCCTGACGCTTTTGCTACAAGAGGCAAAGCTACAATATTAGCTTGATTTGGACGAGGTGTTTGCATTTTTACGCTCCAAGAAAAGTTACATTCCAAGTCACTGTTAAAGTGTCTCCTGCTGCTTTGTTAATTGTAGCAGCAAATACTGCCATAGCAAACGTATGGGTAGCGTCAGCTTCACCAGCATCAGTTGTATTGTCTGTTATACCAACCCTGTTAATGTCGTTCGATGTTCCTTCTCCTGCTGCCCATAATCGTCTGAATTGACAAATATTTGCAGAAGCTCCCTGTTTGGGAGTACTATCATCGAGGGCCTTTGCAGAACCAGAAACATAGTCAGCTACAGCGACAAAACTACCTGCACCAGATTTTGAAGCAGCAGTAGTTGCTGTTCCAAGTTTCATTCCCCAAGTCGTATAAGCAGCAGTGTAAATAGCTGACTTCGCAAAATCATCTCCTTGATCTGTAACAAGATTGTGAGTCACTTGTCTTTGTTTTAATTTACCATCAAGCCCACGAAGCTCAGCAATGACTTCACTTCTTAATATCGATTTGTCTTCGAACATTTTATTCTCCTTCTAACTATGTGTTTGCCTTATAATCATAAATGCCCACGCAGCTTTCACTAATTCAGCGATTGACATTTCATCTGCAATTCCAATATCATCTGAGATTGTTCTTAAAGCAACAGCGACTCGTACTATCGCATCGGCAATTCCTATATCCTCACTTTGGGTTGTTATATAATCAATCAATCTTGTCACATCGTCAGTTATTCCCATAGCATCTGCAATTGTAACAAGATTGCCTGTTTGTATTAAGTCAGTTAAGCCAAGTGTTTCAGCAATGACTCGCAATTGAACTTGCACTCTCAATGTTTCATCCACAATCCCTAAATCGTCTGCAACGGTACGTATTTTAGTTTGTGCTTTTATGACAACATCTGTAACTCCCAAAGCTTCAGATAACACTCTTGAAAGCACAGAAATTTTAGTTGTGGCGTCAGTTAAACCCAATGCCTCAGCAAATGTCCGTAGAATTACAGCTATTTTAACAGTTGTGTCAGTTATTCCTAAAGCTTCTGTCAAAACCTTATTTTCAGCTTTCACTATAGAATCAGTTATTCCCAAAGCTTCTGCTAAAACCCGCACAGATGCAGAAGCTTTACTTGCAACATCAGTCACTCCTATACCGTCATCTATTGTACGAATGTATTCTTCTCCACCAGCTATAAAGAAATATGCCGGACTCACCTTCCTCTCAACCATACAGAACGGCTCTCGGTAGAGTTGGGCTATTTCAGAAGCAGATAAGACACGGTTGTAAATACCAATAGAAGATAATTGCCCATTAAAATATCTTTGGTCTCCATTAATATTTTCTTCTTGTCCAAAACACAAACCTGTCGTACCTTCTTTGTTATTGTCTGTAGGGTCGTTAGTGGTTGTGGAGTCAACTTTGATTCCATTAACATATAATCTCATTTCAGAACCAGTATGAACAGCCGCAAAATGATATGTAATAGATGTATCGGTGAGATGAGTAACAGCTTTTTCTGCCACAAATTCCGTACCTGCTGCATTACGATACAAAAAATTTAATTTGCCTCCTAATATCCTAAGAGCAAAACAAAAAGGTGGGTCTACCCCGCCTGATGTACCATCCATCACAAGATAGCGTGGATTAGTCGAGGAAAATGTATCGCCCCCCGCAAAGGTATTCGGCTTAGCCCATATGCTAATAGACATACCAGGGGAAACCCGCAAACCCATAGTAGCCATACTTCCAATGTACTCATCAGTACCTGGCAATAAAACAGCAGACCCAAATTTCCCGGGAGTCCAAGATGGTGCCGTGCCTGCTAATGTCCCTGTATTCCCATTCCCGCTCAAATCAAAGACTCGACCGCCTGAGCCTTCATTGAATAGCCAGAGACCGACAAGGCCTCTACTGAGGGGATGGTTTCGATTTAAGCAAATTCCTCTTGTGGGTTTAAGTTGTGGCATTTACT